CAGGGGAAGTGTTCACAAGTGCTTGCTTGGTCATATCGTTAAGCGTATGAGCAGCAAGTTCGTTGGCCTGGGATGGACCATGCCATCGCTTGTGAGGGTAGTACCCAAGGACTACTCCGCCGACAACACCTTTGACGTCACTAAGAGAAGCGACGACATCGATGCTATCATAAGAAAGTCCGGAATAAAGGCTGAGAGCTGCCTTTAGAGGAGGAGAATTGCGGAAGACGGAGTAAAGGTCAATGATACCCGTAGTCGTCGGCTCTCCAGGACCAAGCGCGATATAATCGCGCGCAGTAATGCCCGGGGTGACCGGATAACGGAACACGTTGTAAAGGCGCTCAGTTAGATCAAGATGATCGGGCAACATCTTGTTTTCTCCTAAACGAATAGCTTCGTTTTCGGTTTGGTCAGTGAGAATTTCGGTACCAGTCCAAGCTGAAAGATTGGACTTGGTTACCACAGTATTATTAACGTTTTGCAAGGCTTCCATGATGAGTAATCTAAGACAGGTGTGGGGTTGCTCACGAGCTACGTTGAATAAATGCTGATCCACAGCTTTGTGTGTGCAGTTTTCGGTGATGCAGCACCATGCGTCTTAGAGATATCTAACATCTGCCCGATGGACATTTGCTTGATAATCAAAACGCAAAGGTAAGTTGTGTTCGCTAATAAAAGCGATGATTTGTGATGCCATGTTCTCAGCATCTGGAGGAGTCCACTCGAACAACTCTGAACTAACGTTGTCGAGATTTTGCTGCAACTGCTTCATAATATAAGCAGAGCCACCATTGAATTTACGTGGGACACGAACGTAATACAGTTGGGCAAGTAAACTGTCTTCGGACAGGGGGGCTAAAAGAAGTCCGTCATCAACGACAAACCTACGGGACAAAAACTCGGCATCAGTTATGAAACCTAGACCTTGAGCATCGTTGAGTTCGCCTTTGTCGACAGAAGTAAGTTTAATTCCAAAAAGGTCTTGAAATTCCTTAGAGAGTGCACTTGCAGTGTACCACTCGTAAGGAACGGAACTCAAGTTATCATCTGAATACAGATCTATAATGAGCTCTTCAAGAACTTTATTGGGATCAGCACCATTCTTCTCCGCCATAGATGCAACAGCAACACAAAAATAGCACAGGTTGACTAAAGTATTTAGCCAAGTAGTGATCCAATTTCCGGAGCTGTTTCCCCTCTGGGCAGCAAAACCTTTTCCAAGATTAAACCGCAAACCATACAAACAACTGATTATAGCCCAAAAAGCAAATTGCCTTTGAAATATATCGTTGTAAGCATAGGTTAGAAGGACTCTGATGACGGGGAAAATCAGATTCGTGTGAGTAGAATCAAATCCACTAACGTCGGCAAAAAGAACTCGGAGATGTAAGTACCGAAGAAAAAGCATTCTCCAGGAATCACCTCGAGGGTTCGTTCCACAGGCTGCAGGTCCATGCAAGAATTGACCTTTAGTTTTAGAAACTAAATCGCCAAGGGCCATCTTGATGAGTACGTTGTCAATAAAATCAGTGATATTAAAGATACGACTCATTTTAGCGGCTACTCTTTCCAAGGATCGGAGTTCATCTTTGAGTTTCTGCACATTGAGTTGATAAGTATAATTCCCTTGTGCGAAGGAATCAACTATCTGTTGGACTTTCCTCTTGACGAAAGCTACGGCGAT